CCTCGTCTGATTAGTTCTGAACCGCTGGAATTCCAGTGGATTCAGGGTGGCTTAGGTGACAAGTTCAAAACCCATGTGGAAAACACGTACCCCTCGCGGGGTTATGTAAACTTCACATCACAGGACATAAACCGCCATCTCGCAATGCAGTCCTCTATAACAAGGGAGCATGCGACGCTAGACCTCAAAGAGGCATCAGACCGAGTCTCAGTCGACTTAGTTCGCGCTCTGTTCCCCGAAAGGATACATCGCTACCTAATGTCGAGCCGCAGTGACGCCACCACTTTACCTTGTGGTGATGTTATCGCCCTGAACAAATTCGCTCCAATGGGGTCAGCTATGTGCTTCCCCGTCCTGGCGCTCACCGTTTGGGCTTTGACTGAGGCAATCCTCAGCGTCACTTTTTGTGGCCTACAAGAGCGGACATTCACGTGTGCACAGAAGCCCTCGCGGGCACGCCGTGCATATTGGACTTCTAAAGTTTTCGTGTATGGGGACGATCTTATCGTCCCTAACGATGCCTTCGACACGGTGTCGTCGTGGCTACCTCGCTTCGGCTTGGCCGTCAACACGAATAAGTCCTTCCATCGGTCCTTCTTCCGAGAGTCTTGTGGCATGGATGCCTTCAAGGGTGTTCAGGTCTCTCCGATCCGGGTGAAGAAAAGATGGACATCAAGTTCCTCCAATGGTTCTCAGTTTGCCAGCTACACGGCGTTGTCGAATCGCTTCTTCAATGCCGGGTGCTGGAAAACATCCAACTATCTTCTGCAACACATTGAACGGCTTTTTGGTCCGCTTCCCTACGGGGTCGCGTCCTCAGGCTATCCGTGTATTGTTTTAGACAGCATCGCCGATGCCCACACTGCTAACGAGCAGAAAGGTATTAAGCGTCGCTGGAGAACCAAGTATCAGCGCGTCGAGTTCTTCGTGAATAGAACATCCGACAAAACAGAGGTATCTCCGTTTGCTGATGCGTTTGCGCATGCGGTTAGAGCTCTTGCTCGCCCCGTCCAGCCTATAAAGCCAGGTCGTGCGCTCTCGCGGTGGGATTCGTTTGAAAACGAATGGGACAACCCACTAGAGGTCGTCGTTCCGCGTTCGACGGTAATCAAACGCGGGTGGCAGCCGGTCTAAAATCCGGCCTGTCTGAAGAGGTCTGAGCAGATTACTCTGCCAGGGTGGGGGTGCTACTGTTGGTGCCCTTATGGGTTCTTGCAGGAGCTCCCCC